CCTTCAGGATCACGTATATTCTTTATCAATTCTGTTTCTGGTTTGTATGAGATAGAGCATGAAGCAATCTATGGTGCATCAAAACATGCACTCACAGCATTTGCGGGTGTGTTGGGTAAAGAGTTGCAGAGTCGTGGCATTTATGTTACAAGCATTCATCCTGGCAGTATTCAGACACCGATGCAAAGAACCAATCCAAACAATGCACCTGGTAAGTTTTTGAAACCAGAAGAGATTGCAAATCTAATTTCGTTTATTTGCAAGACTGAACATGTAGAATATAAAACAATTAAAATGTTTCCAAACACAGAATGGCACCTGTAAAAGACAAAACGTTATTCATTGTCACCTCTGCTTTGAATCCAGAGATGGGCATTATCAATCGTCAAGATCGTTTCAATCAAACACTTGATGGACTTAAATCAATTCGTGAGAAAATGCCTGATGCGATAGTGTTGATGGTCGATGGATCACCAAATAAGATTGAGGAAGAAAAAGTCAAAGCACTTAAAGAGTATGTGAACTTTTTTGCGGATTTCTCACAAGACAAAGAAATACTTCAGTTTTCCACTACAGGCAGAAAAAGTGAAGCGGAAAATGTTCTGCTGTTTAAAACTATGATGTTGTTGAAGTTGGATGAAGGATTGAATGACATCATGCAGTCGGTCAATAGAATAGTAAAACTGTCTGGTCGTACTATTCTGACTGAGGGATTTGATATTTCCGAACATGATCATTCTGGTAAGTATGTGTTCAAGACCAGAATGCCAACGTGGATAACAGATGCCAGAAAAGAATTTGCCACAGACCTGCTGATTACTCGCATGTATTCATTCTGTCCAACTCTGATAGACAATTACATGAATCTTTGTTCTATAAATGTCAATCTGATCAATCAGACTCATATCGATACCGAACATGCCCACTTTGTCAATATAAACAAAGACTTACTGGTGGAATTAGACACGATCCATTGCCAAGGCATCATGGCAGGCACTGGATTGACTGAAATCTACTAGATTATAAATACAAGAAAACCAACCTGCTGTAGAGGCGGATAGATGAAATTTAGCGATTTTCTGCGAGAGCAGAAAGAAAAACATGCCGTATTAGCATTCGGGCGTATGAACCCGATTACTTCTGGCCACGAAAAATTAGTCAACAAAGTCAAAGATATTGCCGATTCTGTCGGTGGTTCACATCATATTGTCCTGTCACACTCACAGGATCCAAAGAAGAATCCTCTCACAGCAGCACAAAAAGTCAAACATGCCAAGAGAGCATTTCCTGGCACCAACTTCACTGCCGCAGATAAAGATTCGCCAACATTCTTCGACCATGCTGAAAGACTCCATAGGCAAGGTGTAACTCATCTTCACATGGTTGGTGGTTCTGACCGTGTACATGAGTACCACAAACTACTTCACAAATACAACGGCACACATGAAGGTGCTCGTTTCAACTTCAAAAAAATTACAGTGCATTCTGCTGGCGAACGTGATCCAGATGCAGAAGGTACAACTGGTATTTCAGCAAGTAAGATGCGTGACCATGCCACTAAAGGCAACTTCAAAGAATTTAAAAAGGGTGTTCCATCTTCAATGTCACATGAACATGCTAGACACATGTATAACGATGTTCGTAGAGGTATGAATTTACATGAATCTATTTTAGCAGAAGGTGTATACGACAAAGGTATATTCAAAGCAGTATTCTTAGGTGGTGGCCCTGGTTCTGGCAAAGATTATGTTCTATCAAACACACTTGAAGGACATGGATTTGTTGAAATGAATTCAGACAAAGCATTCGAATATTTGCTTGACAAAGAGGGTCTGGACAAAACGATGCCAGACGATGAAGAAGCACAACGTAATGTCATTCGTAAAAAGTCTAAAGATGTTACAGAGATTCGTCATCGTATGGCACTTCAAGGTCGCAATGGTCTAATCATTAATGGCACTGGTGCTGATCCGAAAGAGTATATCGAGATTAAGAAACGTCTTGATAAGTTGGGTTATGATACTTCAATGATCATGGTTAATACTCAAGATGAAGTATCAAGAGCAAGAAACGTAGAACGTGGTAAGAATGGTGGTCGTACAGTACCAGAAAACATTCGTAAGCAAAAATGGGAAGCGGTGCAGAAAGCACGTCCCGAGTTTGGTAAAATATTCCGTAATAACTACATTGAGTTTGACAATTCTGAAGATTTGCGTAATGCATCGCCAGATGTTGTCAAAGCAAAAAAAGAAGAGATGATGCAAATTCACAAAGAGATAGAAAAGTTTGTGAGTGCACCTCCTAAGAATGAAAGAGCAAAACATTGGATTGCATCACAATTAGGACAAAAAGATACAGCACCAATCAGTAAGACATCACGTCCACATCCAAGTTCAAAAACTCATGATGAGATGAATACTATGGGTCTTGAGTATTATGGATTTGGTCGCTATGGTAAGAATGGTAAAGTTACACATCGTTCAGTGCATGATCGTTTAGTACCAGTTGATAAGATTGCTAAAACAGTTGAGACTCATCAAAAGAAAATGGAAAAAGCAATGGGTCCAAATGTAAAAGTGAGAACAGAACGCAATCGCCATGATCGTAAGAGAGATGCAAAGAAAAAAGTAAACGAAGCATTTGAAGAATTTTTACAAGAAGCAGTTACCGTTACAATTACTGGCGACACGGCAGAAGAAGTCAACAAGATGTTTAAGTTGCTGAAAAATGAAGGTGAAGATGTTGATGAAGCAGTTGATTATGGCACATCACTTTCTTCTAACGGTGCTTACAATGCTTTGACTTTAGGCAAACAGATTGTTACAGAAGAGACTCAGAAAAAACAAAAGTTAATGTCAGACACAAATGGAAAACCAAGAGTATTTCATTTCCGCATGTCTGCCGCAAAAGAAGCACATCGTAACAATGGCACAGTTCACAAGATTGGAAAAAACTACGTTGTCAAAATTAGAGAGGACCTAAATGAAATATCTTCACCGACTAATAATGCTATTGAAGCAGTTTATGGACAAAATTTCTCCACCCCCGATGCAAAACAACTCGGCAAAGTTGGAACCAATTTTAGACCAAAAGGAAAACCTGCCCTCGACAAACCAGTCAGTGAGTCCCACAACGGAAGTGGAAGTCAAACCAGAACCAAGATTACCCTTTCAAAAATCAAAGAAAACTGGGACAAGAAAGTCCAAGAGTCCATCGACAAAGGCATAGAACCTGGCATATCAATGGCAGGTGCTGGTGAATCATCTGCTAGAGATATGGGTGAGAGATTGAGTAAAAAAGGTAAAGCAACACAAGTTATGCCGATCAAAGAACTAACTGGTGATGAAACAGGTGCAAGTATTGGTGATCAAAAAGAAGATGAGTTGAAGAAAAAAGGTGTATCACTAACATCGTTTAGAAAGAGAAATTTCGTATGAGAAAATTTAAAGATTTCATCACAGAAGCAGGTCGTTGCTGGAAAGGTTATAAACCAGTAAAAGGTAAAAAAGCATTTACACCAGGTTCGTGTGTAAAAGAAGAAATAGAAGAACTTGATGAAGTTGCAGCATGGCAACGTAAAGAAGGTAAATCTGAAGCGGGTGGTTTGAACCGTAAAGGTATTGAATCATATCGCCGTGAGAATCCTGGTTCAAAGTTATCAATGGCAGTAACAACAAAGCCAAGTAAACTAAAAGCAGGATCAAAAGCAGCGAATCGCCGTAAATCATTTTGTGCTAGAATGGGTGGAATGAAGCGTAGACTAACATCTGCAAAGACAGCACGTGATCCAGATTCACGTATCAACAAAGCATTAAGAAAGTGGAACTGCTAAGTGGCACAGTTTAGAACCGATAAGAATATAATCGATTCAGGACAAGTATTCACTCGTTATGAAGTGAATATGTTGTCCGATCGTCTAACTCCATCGGGCACATTAACTGATGCATTTGGTCGATTGCGTATTAGTGATCCTTTTACACTTTTTGATAGTACACATCGTTTTAGTGATAACGGATTGTGGGCAACATCAAATACGGCAGGAAACAGTTCTTATAGTTTTGTTGAAAATCAAAGTATGATCACAATGACTGTAGGAACCACATCAAATGCTCAAGTTATTCGTGAAACTACAAAAGTATTTTCTTATCAACCAGGTAAATCTTTGTTGATAATGAATTCGTTTGCTATGAACACACCAAAAGCAAATGTTTG